AAGGAGGTATGATGTAATGGCTGATTGGATTAAAGAGTATGAAGACTTTAAAAACCAAGATTGGAAGCCAACAACATTATCAAAAGAAGAAGAACCAAAATTTAAAGAATGGTTGCAAACAACAAAATTATTTAACGCAATTAAAAAAGATGTAGCTTTGGAAAATAAAATTTCAGAAGACGCTTTAGATAATAATAGATTAATTAAAATGATTTTAACTAATAGTGATTATGACTATAGAGGTGCTTACAAAGCTGGTATTAAAGAAGTTATTGATCCTTCTGACAACAGGCCACACTGGCCGTCATCTACTGGCGATGGGAAAATGTTAAAATCTCCTAAGCACGAAACCGCATGGAAAGAATTTTTTATGCGAAAGTTTGATGCAGACCCAGATTCTATTGGTTTATCTGATTATGAAAGCGCAAAACAATATACATCAAAACAAAATAACTTAAATCAAAGATTACAAAAAAGAGGATTGATGCAATGAGTGAAGGATGGGAAGGATTAGAATCACAGCAGACAGACGTTCGTGATGAAATGCAAAGACGCGAAGACTTAAACAAACTATGTTTTCGTGTACTTGCATCATCAGAGGAAGGTAAGAAACTCATGGATTGGTTACGCCAAACCATTATAGAGCATCCTGTTGCCGTACCAGGAGCTGACCCAAGCTATGCGTTTTATCGTGAGGGTCAATGTAGTGTAGTACGGGATTTAGAAAATCGTATTAAATTAGCTAAGGAAAATAAATGATGGATGAAGATAACCAACCCCAAGGCGGAGAACAACCTGCTGAAGGCCTATTGGATAATATTTCAATTGAATCAACACAAGAAGAAGCTGCAGCACCGCAAGAAATTAGTCATATTAAGAAAGAGGAAGACGACACTCCATTAGAGCGACCAGATTGGTGGCCAGAAAACTTTTGGAAGAAAGATGAATCAGCTCCAGACATGGAGGCAATGGCTAAGTCATGGACAGATTTGCGCAAGCAAATTAGTCAAGGCAAACACAAAGCACCAGAAGATGGCAACTATGACTTATCAGCATTTTCTAGCACACCAGAAGATGACCCTGTACGCGGTCATGTTACAGACTGGGCTAAAGAGTATGGCGTAAGTCAGGCTGCATTAGACGCTTTGGTTGGCCCTATTGTTCAAATGACTGGCGAACAACAACAGCAGGTACAGTTTGATGCTGCTGCTGAGAAAAAAGCACTAGGCCCTAATGCCGATAGTATTATTAAAGGCATGACAGACTGGGGTGCAGGATTAGTTAATAAAGGCATTTGGGGTAAAGATGACTTTGAGGAATTTAAAATCATGGGTGGAACTGCAAACGGCATCAAAGCATTGATGAAATTGCGTGAAACTTACGAAGGTCGTATTCCTACTCAGTCAGCTCCGATTGATGGCGCACCATCTAAGACAGAACTTAATGCAATGGTAGCAGATCCTAAGTATCAATCAGATCCAGCTTACCGTCAGAAGGTAGAACGACTGTTTAACCAAGTGTACGGAGATTAACAAAGAGGCCCTTAATTGGGCCTTTTTAGTATTTAAACAAATTGTTGTTGCACAATATTGGATTTTATGATATAAACACGGTGTGGCATATCACATTTGTGACCCGCAATGCAAGAGAACTTGACGATTGGCTAACGTAATTAGCAAGCAATGGCCCGCTTCGCGGCATACCACAGCACAAAAAACTTTATATTAAATCGTTATAGGAGATACAAAAATGAGTATTGAATTGTCAAACGCATTTGTAACCCTCTTTGACGCAGAAGTTAAGCAAGCATACCAAGGTAAGGCTCAATTGGTAGGTGCTGTACGTCAGCGTCGTGGAGTAGAAGGTTCAACAGTTAAATTCCCAAAAGTTGGTCGTGGCGTTGCTACACCTCGTATTGGTCAAACAGATGTTACACCGTTAAACGTAGGTTTTTCAAACGTAACATTAACACTAGAAGACTGGATTGCTGCAGAATACAGCGACATCTTTAGTCAACAAAAAGTAAACTTTGACGAGCGTTCAGAGTTGGTTCAAGTTTTAGGTAATGCTATTGGCCGTCGTCAAGACCAATTAGTTCTTGCTGCACTAGCTGCATCAGGTACATCATTAGCTGTTGGCAACGACGTTGGTGGTACTGATACAAACATGAACGTAGCTAAACTACGCCAAGCTAAAGGTTTGATGGATAAGAATAACGTTCCTCCAATGGATCGTCATATCATCATCCACTCAAATGGCTTACAATCTTTATTAGCTGAAACTGCTGTAACATCTTCTGACTTTAACACAGTTAAAGCATTAGTAAACGGCGAGCTAAACACATTCTTAGGTTTCCAATTCCATGTAATTGGTGATCGTGATGAAGGTGGTTTAGCAATTGACGGTTCATTAGACCGTACATGTTTCGCTTTCCATAAAGACGCTATCGGCTACGGCGAAGGTATTGCACCTAAAACAGAAATCAACTATGTACCAGAAAAAACATCATTCTTGGTATCATCTATGTTTTCTGCTGGTGCAACTGCAATTGACGCAGAAGGTATCGTGTCTATTGTTGCTCGTGAATCTTAAGAGGAGAATAGATAATGGCTTATTCATCAATTGGTTTTTCAACCGTAGCGGCATCTAAAGCAGGTAACTCACCAGCTATTTATGCTTACAAAACAACTGACGCAATTGCAGATGTCAACACAAGTGGTTACTTCAACACATTGTCTGGCTCACTAAGCGTTGGTGATTTAATTTACTGTGTAACATCAACAGGTACTACTGCTGTTGCTACTTTAACTTACGTTGTTTCTAACGCTTCTGGCGTAGTTGACGTAACTGATGGTACAACACTAGCTAATACTGATAGTGACTAAGTAATGTTGTAATCTAGCTACCCTGCATAAAGTGGGGTAGCTATTCTAATATGTAAAGGTTAATATGGCAGGTGGTAACTCAGCTCTATCAATTTGCTCTGACGCATTATTGATGCTCGGTGCTAAACCAATTTCATCTTTTACAGAGGGTACTGACGAAGCATCTGTCTGTGACCGACTATACCCAGATATTCGTGACCAAGCTCTTATGGTTTATCCATGGAGTTTTTCTTTTAAGAAGACTCAGCTTGCAAGATTGGTGACAATACCAACAAACGAATACAAATACGAATACCAAATGCCAGCGGATAGACTTGGTTCGCCAAGAGCTGTTTATAACTCGGCAGGTACTCGTGACATTCCTATTACTGCATATCGTATAATGGGTTCTAAATTACTAACCAACGAAGAGCTTATCTACGTTGATTACCAATACTCTGTACCTGAATCAGAAATGCCTGTATGGTTTATTCAGTTACTAAAATATTTAACAGCAGCGCACATTGCATATCCAATTACTGATCAGTTAGACAAGGCTGATTATTGGAGAGTTACAGCAGTAGGTACACCAGGTGAAAATAACCGTGGTGGCTATATGCGTACAGCAATGAACATTGACGGAATGAATCAACCTGTAAATAGCATTAAAGACTTTTCACTCACTCTTGTAAGGAACTAGATGGCTCGCTTTGTCACAGTACAGACAAACTTTACTGGTGGGGAATTAGACCCATTACTACGCGCGCGTGTTGATTTAGCTACTTATAAAAATGCTTTAGAGAAAGCTACTAATGTAGTCTGCCAACCACAAGGCGGAATTACTCGTAGATCAGGTACTCGTTACTTAATGTCGTTGCCAAATTCTGGTGCTGAATCTGCCGCAAACGGATCAAGATTAGTATCATTTGAGTTTTCTACTGACGACAGTTATATGTTGTGCTTTACACATAACCGTATGCACGTCTTTAAAAATGGTGCTTTGGTTACAAACATTAATGGAAGTGGTAACGACTATCTTGCATTAACATTGCCATCAACATCTTTAAACGAAATGTGCTGGACACAATCTGCTGATACATTAATTGTTGTGCATGAAGATATTGCGCCTATTAAGATTGTTCGTGGAGCGTCTGATTCAACATGGACAGCAAGTACATTAGCATTTGATAGTGTGCCTAAGTATGCGTTTACTGTAACAATTACTAATCCAGCAGCAAACATTACTCCAAGTGCTGTATCAGGCAAGGTGACAATTAACGCAACCGCTGGTGTATTTAACTCAGGTCATGTTGGTCAGTACATTAATGCTTCGCCACAAGGCCGTGCAAAGATTATTGAATACAAAAGCACTACACAAGTAAACGTAGTAACAGAGTTTCCGTTTTTTAGTACATCAGCTATTGCTAGTGGAAGCTGGAGTTTAGAAACTGGTTATGAAGATGTGTGGTCTGTCACTAGAGGTTATCC